GTTCGTCGTTGCAGGCAGTTCGTTAAAAAGGAGTGCATCACACCGTGAACGATATGGTACAACTCCTCATCACCGAAGCACAACTGAGCAAGGGAGGCCAACTTTGCAAGTTCATCTAAGTCCGTAGTACGACGCTTTCGAATGCAAGAGGAAGCAAGAGTACGTTGAGTACGAAGGGACGTCACCCATACGGGGATTCCATTGAACTCACGGAGCACAATTCGCTGACCAACAAAGGTCAGGTCAATAGCTCGACGAGGAAACAAATCCTCGTACTCTTGATAAACTCCAACAGATGCAAACGTCGCACCAAGAACCTCGGGATAGAACATCCCGCTACGATCAGCCCAGATGAGATCATCTCCACAGCAATAAAAGCGAACCCTCTGTACAAAGTCATCCATTGACCATCCAAGACGATAAGCATGCAAGGCCATCAGGCACATGTTTCCCATGCTATTATCGACGGAGGTATTATAATGACCCGAAGGTTGACCAATAAGGTTGAAGACGTTCCCACCAACGTTAGTATAACCGTTGTACATCATGGAGTAGTACCTTTCCACCCGCTCACTAGTTGTAGAACTAGAACGAAAAGCAGCTATTATGCAGGCAATAATCAAGGGGAAATTTGCATCCCACTGACTACCGTCTGCAGCATAACAGTCCTTCGAAAACGAATCTAAGATTCGGAACAGCGATGGTAAGGTTTGTCCAGGCATGACGAAACAGTTAAACATAGGCGTTGTCAATAACTGCGCCATCAGATAGTTATTCTGATGTTTAAAAAGACGAGTGGCTTCCACATAAGAAGAAACATCCTGAGGTCGGAAGAACCGTGAGTCCTTACCAACCAAACGGAGTTCATCCTTAAGTGTACTACCGACTATAGAGGTATACTTTTTATAGTAATCCTCAATAGCCGCCAACCCAAATTTGTCACGGACTTGTCCTTTAGAAGGAGCGCCGCGAACATACCATGGGTAACCAGCTGTCTTAGTTGAGTGAGCGTCCAAATCTGCCAAAACCTCATCGTCAGTAGCCAACTGAGAGTTAGCTGCTAGGTCCGGAAACCAATAGTCGAGAGATCGCAACAGAAAAGAACACTCACCTGCAGTCAAAGCGCACTGACCGTGTTGAAACTTGCAAAGTCCATTCCACAAGGACAACTCGTCCAGAGGCGCAGCGGCGTAACCGTGCGCACTCACCCCAGCAGGAAATTTACTTACGGGCAACGGACCCGCGCCTGTTACGGCGAGGACCGGTAAGTCCACTTCCGGCGGAGGAACCAGTCTGATTTGACTTCTGTCCGGGGAAAGAACTAGTGGAAGCAACGGCAGACTCGGAAGTCGCGCTGTTACTAGTTCCTGGAGATCCGGAGTTCCGAAAAAATTTTAGAACCCGTGGAGATATCCCGATAAACTGACGATCGGCATTGTGAATACCAACCACACAGTTGTCGGAAACCGCCACGACAGGAGTACCACACGTGCCTAGCTCAGTAGAGGCGTCGTACTGACAGGTGATGTCATCGCCATCTTTGAGGACATTGTTGATGGTGGCTTGCGAAGACTTGCCGTTAAGTTTGTCGTTCACAACGACTTTTTCTCCCAATACTGG